GCGTCTTCGCAGCTTGTCCGAGCGTGATCGCATCCGGAGCGGCGGCGACTTGATCGGCAAAGGCAACCTTCGGCGCTGCGGCTTCCACCGCCTTTTCAAGTTTGAGGCGAGCTTCCACATTATCCAGCAGAAGCTTGCGGAGCGCGGCAGGGTCCGAGAGGGCGCGCTGCACATCAACAGCGCCCTTCGCTTCAAGCTCCTGCCAGCGGTCTATGATGCGGGCCCGTAGGTGCACATCATAGCCCGAGACAAGAATAAGGCTTTCGCGCTTTGGCAGCAGGAACTCGGGTTGCGCCTTATTCTGCGCGTTGAGATAGGACTGCCCAAATTTGGACAGTCCGTCTTCGCCCAGCAATTCGCCTAGCGTCGTGCGGATGTCACGAAGCACGTGGCGGTGCTCTTTGCCGGTCAGATTCGCGATCTCGCGGCTGCTCATCGTCTGGGGCTGGTCGTCACGGTCAAAACCGCCTATGGTCATATCGTTCATTGGATACCACTCCTTTGAAGGCGTCGAGCTTGGTTCTCAGGCCGTGTGGCTCGACGCCGCTTTCTCTGCAGCGATGCCGCTCTTGATGAACTGAACGAGCTGGCCGTTCAGCGACGTGCAGTTATCTGCTGCGACATCCTCAACCTGTGACTTTATGCCTTCCGGCAAGCGTAGGATCATCCGATCCCAATGCCTTACCGGCTTCTCAGAGTTTGCCATCTTAACCTCCTAAGCGCTGATATCTGGTGCGCTTAGGATGATATCACTCAGTTCTGCTATCGCGTCAAGCCGTCATGATATCATACGAAGAAAATTGTTTTCCACGAAGGGTCGACGTAGACGCGTGAAATGGCTGATGAGATCGACACTTCTGAGACGGCGCGACTGCTTTTAAGAGTGCCCGCAAGGTTGAAGGATCAAGTCCAGGAGCGAGCTGCCGCCAATCAGCGTTCAATGAACACAGAGCTTGTCGCAATCTTAGAGGAAGCGGTGAACGGATTGAGCGGCGCTCGGCTTCGCGATCTGCTGGACGACTACAAACGCACTAAAGAGAATGTCGAGATACTCTCCGCCTCGCTCAATAGCGCTAAGGACCAGCAAGCTGCTATTGAGCGCGAGATTTTTGACCGGATCAAACGCGCCGAGCTTGGTCAATTGCCGGAGGCTGACAAGCTGATCAAAGAGGCATCGCGGATACTTGGCGACAAACAAGCCCCAATGAGCTGGTCTGAGAAAGTTGAGAAAGCGGGCATACCCAAGGCGCTCTAGGCGCCCCGATGCGCCTCCACAAACCGCCGAAGCCGCTCAGGATCGCTAGGTGCCTGCGATGCTGAGCCAGGCGCGGCATGCGCATCGTTGTGAGCCTCAAGCGTTTCTAGATATTCCCCGAGCGACGCAACGCGGTAGTCTAGCCCGAGCTGGCCGCAGTTGGCGATGACTTGCCCGCGGTTGAGCGGCGCCGCGGCTTGGGCTTTGCCGGTGGCTCTTTTTTTTTGAGAGAAACGCCCTTGATCGTCGCGTGCAAGATGTCCCACACCAACAGAGCATAAGCCTCGAGATTGGTAGGCAGGGTCTCGTTGATCAGGCGCAGAGCGAGTTTACCGTCGACCTCGAACTGATCGCCATCGCGCTCGCCTGCGTTTCCGCCCACCAGCGCGCGCTCAAGGATGTTGTGGATGTCGCCGGCGAACACGCGCGCACCAGGCAGCAGCACCGGATTACTCTGCGCATCTAAGCCAATGCCAGCGCCAAGCTCATCGTAGATCTGGAACAACGAAACAGGATATTCGCGGACACGCAGGTTCGGCGTGACGGGCCCTCTCTCCACCGCCAAAATCGCTGGAAGCGAGAGGTAGAAGGTGAAGCGGCCGCCAGCGAAGTCGCGTTCGATCGCGGTATCCATCAGGTGGCGGCGGCCCAGACTAGCGCGCCTTCGCCTTCCAGTGTGATCTCAGTGGTGCCGCCGCCATCGTCCTGCGAATAGGACTGATTGCGCGTCGTCATCAGGGCCGAACCGGAGTAGGTGCCCATCAGGTCGCCGGCATCAGTGCCATCGTCCTTGTACAGTTCGATGCTGTAGATCTTGCGGACGCCGAACGCGTCGCCGTACTCTTCCTCAAGGTCGATGTTGTCCGAGCCCGAACCGCTGATAGACCATGACTGGCCAGTCGCGCGCAGCTTACGGGTTCCAGGCCGGTTCGGCTTTGCGCAGTCGCGGCGGTAGGTTTCCTTAGTCTGCACTGAGCGGCTGATCGAGACGCCTTCGATGCCGCAAAGCAGCACCTTCGTACCTGGTACGGATGTATCAGGCGTGATCCGTACAAGGGCGAAATCTGCGCTATTCGGCTCGGACACGGCAATTCTCCAGCATGGCTCGCCGGAGGTTAGGGCGCGTCAATCGTTCGCTTTACCGCTTGCGCCGTCGATGACATGGAAGCGTCCTCGCGCTTTGTCAGCGTTCCAATCCGAGATCTCAGGGGCGGATGCCTCCACAACAATGCAGCGTAGGGCGTGGGCAGCTTCTTCGTCGCCTGACTGGTCAAGCCGGTCAGCAGCATCGGCAATATCGTTGGGATCGACTGCCTCACTGCGGATCATCTGCGCCAGGAAGGCGCGCAACATGCGCTCGGCTAGAGATTCGTCCATCGCTGCTAAGGTATCAGCCCACGAAGGCGCGCGCCACCACTGAAACGATGCCATGATAAGCGTCTCGTTCTGCGCCATCCTGCATCAGTCGAGACGACCGGGCGACAAATCGATAGCGGCGGCCAGCAACCGTGAATGCGTGATTGTGGATTGCCTCGACCACCGCGCTGTTGAGCCGGCCGGCGTGATCCTTCGCAGTTTCCAGC